TACCCATCTCTAGCCAATACTCGAAGGCGTACTTCCTTGTACTTCCTCGATAGTCGAGGATCACCCTTCTTTGTACTCATTGCCATCCTTTAGTCTTGAGATGATGTAAAGCCTTACAATAGTCAGGCTCATCATACTCTGTATAACCATACCTATGTTGTACATACTTCCAATAGAAGTAGAACTGATAATCATATGGTGCATCTATCAGCTTGGTATTGCGTATCTGGTAGTACCCATGATGTGACCCGTTACGGGCGTTAATACGTCCAGAACTCTCTCGATGCACGATTTGTGAATGACATGCTAATTGCTTATCTGTAAGTTGATAATCAGCTAATGAATGTAAATCGTAATAACGATCTATTGAGCCTACTCCTACTGCTGTACTCTGCATAGACAGAGCTATCCCAATAACGATGGCTACCCAGCGAGCTATCCGCAAGCGGCTCGCTGTGAGCCCTTGATGGGCTCTAGCCGTGAGAGTACCATGGCTGTCAATTACATTCACATAAGTGCTGATCAGAACGGCGTTGCGTAAGTTACTTGTCGGTAATATAGAAGCCAGACCCCTTAAAGTGTGCTGGCACAGAGCTGTAAATCTTGCGCATACTAGACCCGCAGAACGGGCAATCCACATCATGAGGTTCATTTATCTTTAACTCCTTGTCATAGCGGGCATTAGCCTCGCATAACTCGTTATCACACTCGAACTCATAGATTGGCATTAGATACCTGACACGTCCTGCATGGCACATCCTTTAACTTCCACGATCCACACAATGTGCATCTTTCAGGCTCTAATTGTACCGAGTCCTTCTGTATATCTCCGTACATTGGTAGAAGTAATTGCACCAAGTCACCAAACCGCATGAAAGCAAGATACTCGGAAGCATCTTCACCCTGTCCATTCATACGGCACACCACGAACGGCAACTCATTGGAAGCTGACGCTCTCTTGGTGGCTTGACGCAACCACTCTAGGGGCTGGAAGGCAGTTCTAGCCTTTATCTCAACATCGAACGGAACGTTGAGAATATCTTTACCAGCCCCACGACCAACGCTTGCGCTTCTCCACCATTGCGAGAGATAGGCTGCAACCACTCGCTCAGTACGCAAGCCTCGGTCTTTCCTGTGTCGTGTCATGCACGTCCAGCAGAGTTAATTGTGTGGCATTTGTCGCACTTCCAAGACTGAAGCATTGCTCTTTGCTTGATCTGTGAGACTGTTGGTGGGGTATTACACAACTGGCAGATAATGGCAAAGCCTAGTTTCTGTAACTCCCATGCTGATGCTTCAGCAGCTTGTAACTGCTCATCTGTGGGGAATTGCTCCCATTCATCATCCATGTTGCGGAAATATAACTTACCCACGTTTCACCTGTGGCTTCCATGTGCCATCTTTGGCAATCTCGTACCAGATAGGATCACAAGGCACTTGACCCCCAGGCATATCTCTAGTGCTGGACTCTTTGCAGCGCCACATGCCGTATTGCTTACCAGCCTTAGAAGTTCCTGTCTTCCATACACGCGCACCATGAATACAGCTCTCGTGTGTTGGCGTGCCACCAAGGACATCCTTGACCATCCCTACCGCTTGCTCCATTGTCTGTACTGGGGCTGCTACTTGCATTGTCCATGGATCATCTTCCTTTGCTACTGGAACATATTCGCTGGCTGTGTTAGCCATCTTTGCCTTGGTCTCTTGCACAATGCTCTGGACTTCGACCTTAGCCTTTACCTTACTCATCTCCTCACGAGATGCTCGCTTACCCTTAGTTGCATATCCCGCATTAGCCAATGCGCGCCCAATCGCACTTGTCTCGCAGTTCTCAAGGGCAGACGTAGCATTAACTCCACGACCTTGTATCGTTTCTTCAGCGAGCCCAGTAGTCCAAGGTCTAGGATCAGCTTCAGTTCGATAGATACTAGCTTCAACGATAAACCTAGAAGTAGTATGCTCAAGGACTTTTGTATGTATCTGACCATCTGGGTGATCCTTCCAGAACTTAACTAGTCGTTCTTCTACTGTCTCGTAATCATCTAGATTAAACATAGAGTTCGTTCTCCTCTGTGTGTAGTTGCCCTGCTATGGCAACGTACGCCGCAAGGTCGATGTAAGTGTCTGGCTTTGCAGTTTCCATGCTTCTTGCGATTTTGACCAATGCCATACACATCGCCACCTGATAATCAGTAATGGGCATTTCGAGGTATGAACTCCAGAGTGCGGCTGTCCTTTGCATATTGTCGCTAGGGTGTCCGTAATCAAGTCCTCGTTCTTGGATAGTAGCTCTCGCTTCGTTGAGGTAATCACGAGCATTCATCGGCTAACCTGATGCTGTGTCTGTGCCTTGATAAGTCGGCGGGCATTTATCTTCCCCTGAATCTTGCCATGTTCGTGTCCTTTGGCGTAGCCAAGTAGGAAGCCAAAGACTATGCCTAAGCAACCCATTCCAATAAGTGCATGATCTACGTTCATTTCGAGCCCTTCTGTACTCCGTATTTCGTGTACGGCAGAAGTATTACATCAGATGGATGCGACAGCCCCCAGATTTAGATAACAAACGTATAACGATTTCAGCAGGATTCTCATCCTCAAAGACTGGACTAGCGAACCCGTCCATAGACCTTGCCCTGCACGATAAACGTGCCGTTCTTCTCGATGTGGATTATGTCCACTTGGACGTTAGAACCCTTGACGTACATGATGGCAAAGGCTTGCTGCCAATTCGCCGTTCCCTTGGTGTATGAGGCTTGTCTGAAGTCCATGAGATTACCTACCTCAACTCCATGTAAAACGCGCCCTAAACGCCCGCCAGAGGCTTCTGTGAAGGCGCTACGCCCTGCCCTATGGGTATGACCAGAGATGACGTTCTTCCCATGCCTACGAGCCGCCTCAAGGGCTGATAAACCCCCTAGCTGCTTAATAGGTGTGTGGTCTCCATGGACTGCTATCCAGTTGGGTGCGATGTTCATAGGGTTCTTATGGAAGGTTATGCCAAGCTCATCGAACTTGAGGAACTTCTCGAATCGAAGCTCTGGCAAGGATAGGAATGATGGAATCTTTTTCATGATGATGTTGTACAGGCGGTCTGTGTGGTTAGACCTGATGCAGTCTGTAACACCTAGTTCCCAGAGAAGCTCTACGCATCGGTCACGATCATCGCCAAGGCTTTGCTCATAGGCTTGAGGTGTACCTTCTGACCACTTGCTTATGGTCTGGAAGTCAATCTCATCACCAATAGTGACAGTCTGGTCTGGCTTAAAGGTTTGTAAGAACTTAGCGATGTTGCGTGTGACATGCACGTCCTCGAAAGGCACTTGCAGGTCTGACAGTATTACGATTCGCTTAATCGTCATCCTCATCTTCGTAGGGGATATTGTCTATTCGATTAGGCAGTTCTGGCAGAACCCAATCAGGGTATGCGCTACGTTCTACAATTATGGCTAGGCACATATCTACCGCAAAACCTGCGCGGCGTAGCGCCTTGTAGAACTCGTGCATCGAAATGGCGTACTGATCTAACGCGTTATAAGTGTCTAGGTCGATGACCTTCTTCTTAGCCATAGCTTTATTATCGGTCTAGGAGTATGTTGTAAATCTCATCGACACGCGAATTAAGTCTCTTAATTTCAGAGAGTAAATGGGTGATGACATACCCAGCAAAGCCACCCAGTATGCCTAGGCTTGCAAAGTAAAGTGCGAAGAAGTCCTGTTGTGTCATCGCTTAGGAGTCGCGTACCCGAATACGCCTGCTAGTACAGCCCAAAGGATTGAGCGATAGTCAAGTGCAAAGTTAGATGCACCCCACGCTGCTAGGAAAGCACCTGCTGTCAGGATTGCTGGGTTCTTCATGTTCATTATTCTCCGCCTATCATGGGTATATTAAAGAACGAGCCATCGAGATCACCCTTGCTCGTAAAGCTGATATGAAGATGAGACTTGTGGCTATTGCTTCCAGTATATTTTCGCCAAGCCCAACGCCTCTTTGATGATGCAATTCGTCCATCGAATATAAGGTATTTAACTCGTAAATCTCCAGACTTCGCACAGAGTCGAATCTGGTCTGCAAGGTAAGGCATGAGGTCTGGCTTGGAAGTTCCGCAGAGATCGCGGTCAATGTCAATGGCTCGTACAACATATTTAGCAGACGCATCTGGATTATGATCTGACTTAGTATGTGAATGTCTAACGTCACCCAAGGCACCATCCGAGCGTCTATCTCGGTCTGGGTAACTATCATCGAGCTGCTCCCTTAATTGCTGCCCTGCTTTGCAAAGCCACCATTTATTGCTCATCGCGGATAATCACATGAGAAGCGTGTGAACACTCCCATTGCTTTCTATCGTTGAGAATTAGCTCCGCGTGGTCGCATGGCATTGGAGCAATAAAGGCATCGTCTATAGGATCATAATTAAAGCCAATGCCCGCGTAGTTATAGCGAATATTGCCGTTATATGAAGTGCGTATGCAACGCTGACCTCTAAACTCGCCGTACCAATCTTCTGGGCTTTTGCCTTCAATCT